GAAAGTTGACGCGACGGGTGCACTATGGAAAATTATTGCAAAAAGAATAGTAAAATTTGTTTTAAAACGATTTAAACGTTAAATTTGAGAACTTTCTTACTTGTTTTGTATTAATAATTTACATGAAACCCGCTTAAATTAGGCGGGTTTTGTGTTTTACATCAATTTTTTTTCATTCAAAAATCCTAATGTTTACAAGCGTTTCAGAAAAAACTTTAAAATAAATTGAAAATAATTAGAATTAAATTAGGTTTATATTAATTATTTATATTAAATTTGTTGAAAGAAAAACGAATTAAAATTATTATTATGAAAAACCAAATTAAATTATTACAGGAAAACATTAACAGATTGGAAGTTGCTATTTCAACGGCGTATACGTTCCAAAAAGGATACATTAAAAATTGTAAAGATGCAATTGAAAGCTACAAAGAACAAATTGAAATTTTAGAGGCACGTCAATTTGCGCAATTCTTAATTAAAACACAATAAAAAATTTGAGGGGTGCGGCTCAGTTAACGCACAATTAAAAAACAAAGCAAATGACACCAAAAGAAAAAGCGAAAGAATTATTTGATAAACATTTTGATTACGTCGAAGCGTGGAGCGCATCAAACCAAATTGAAAACGCTAAAAAATGCGCGTTAATTACAGTATTTGAAATAATTAAAAATGTGGATTATTTACAAGTGCCTTATTGGAATCAAGTCAACATAGAAATAAAAAAAATAACGCTATGAAAAACACAGTAAATACTTTTATTCCATTAAAACCGAATTTAATGTATATGATTAGAAAATGGAGATCTAAAAACACGAAGTACGAAAAAAGCGGATCTTTTAACGTGGAACTTTACTTAGATTATTTAGCAGTAATAAACGATTACACAACAAAATGAATGCAGAAACCAACAAAAGGCGGGTAAAAGAGGTTAACATATCTTTGGAATACACGCACGAACTCGATTTAAAGCGTATTTTAGCCGTTTTAAGCGACTTAATTAGTCAAGGTAATGAAATGTATTGCGGAGATTTAAAAAGCCTTGTAAACGAGCAAATAATTAATAGATTTAATTTTGTTCAATACTATCCGGATTCAATTCATGAAAGTAAAGAATCGGAAATTAATGGAGAATTAAAATTAGTAATAAAATCAAAGCTATGAAACCTAAAATAAAAGCCGAAACAATTTACAAAAATTCAATGTTTGTTCACGGACCAGAAAAGGCAAAGGACGAAGCGTTAAAAACAGCTGAAACGGTAAAATGTTTAGTTCCAATTCAGGATCAAAAGTTTTGGAGCGACGTAATTAATTTTATTCAGTGTAAAAATTAAAAAAATTCTTATGAAATACTTACTTTATTTTTGCTATTTTGTTGTTATTAGTTCAATTTTAGCAGTAATTCATTTAATATATTTAATATGTACGATAGAATAATTTATTTTGGATGGCTTTTCGTGGCGTGTGCTGCATTAATTACGTTGGTTTATATAATTATATAGCTATGAAAGTAAGAAGGAATTTAACGCGGTTTGAAAGCCACAAAATGTTTGTATTAATTAAATATTCGCAAAGGTATTACAAAAGAAAGTTTCCAGAAATTTTAAAAATAATTAGAATAAATAATGAATTTGATTAAATAATTTGTATATTTGTCAACGGTTAGAGTCTCAAACATAGTTAACCTAAAGAAGTTATTAACCCTTTCAATGAAGCTGACGTGAGACTCCAGCGGAATTGATTGGGTTTTTTTTATGTTTAAAATTTAGATTTATGAATGAAATTTATTTAGAATGCCAATTTAATGATCAAGATAAAATGATTGTTTCAAAAGGTGATTGGATTTGTTTTGAAATTTTTGAAAATGGAGAATCAAAAACTGTTTGTATTGATAATAAACAGGCTTTTACATTGATAAAAACTTTAGAATCTTTTAGAGATGAGCGGTTGGATAAAAATATATAGAAGTATTACCGATCACTGGTTATATTCTGAAAAACGTACATATAGCAAACTTGAAGCATGGTACGATATATTACTAACCGTTAATTATTCAGACAATAAAGCAATAATTAAAGGTAAAATCTATGAAGTTAAAAGAGGTGAAAGTATTTTATCATTTGAAAGTTGGGGAAAACGTTGGAATTGGGACAAATCAAAGGTTCGTAGATTCTTTTCTTTGCTAAAAAAAGATGAAATGATTGAGTTAAAATGCGATTCCATAACGACACACTTAACTGTTTGTAAATATGATAGTTACCAAGGTGAAAGAAACGCAGATGAAACGCAAGTGAAACACACACGAAACGCAGACGAATTCAATATAAGAAAGAAAGAAAATAAAGAAATAACTATACCGTCAATTGATGAGTTTTTAGCTTATTCAGTTAGTCAAATTCCAAATATAAACAAACAGGATGTTGAATTAAAATATAAAAGTTGGTTGGTTAATGATTGGTGCGTAAATGTAGACGGCAAACAGCGAAAAATTTCTAATTGGAAAACAACTTTATTAAATACGCTTCGATATTTACGAACGGATGCCGGTAACGTTTACAATCCACCAATAATACACGAATAAAATGTACAAAAGACTAAGCGAATTACAAACCGAGTTAAACAATATTCGACATATAAAAAATGTACGTGGAAAATCAATCGGTTGGAACTTTGAGGAATTACCATACACCGTAAAAGAAGGTTGTACTACTTATATTGGAGCAGCGCCAGCGAGTGGAAAAACGGAAATTTGGTTTGAATTCCTAATTAATCTAAGTTGTTTACACGGTTGGAATCACGTTATTTTTTCGCCAGAAACAGGAAACGCCGCCGAAGTATATTCAGAACTTTGTCATAAATATATCGGAAAACCTTACACAATAGGAGAATTTTCGATGAGTCAAAGCGAACAAATAACCGCTGAAATGTTTGTAAACGATCACTTTATTGTTGTGGATCCAATAGACGAAGATTTAACACTTGAAAACTTTTACAAATTAGTAGATGAGATTGAAAAAACGCACGAAATAACAATTAACACAACGACAATTGATCCTTGGAATGAGTTAACCGAGGAATATATTCAATCGGATTTAGGGCGCGAAGACAAATATTTAAGCAGAATTTTAGGAATGGCCAGAAAAAACGCGCGAAAAACAAAACGCCACAATTGCATAATAAACCACGTGCGCGATCAGGCACCCGTAACCCAAAATGGACAAACATTTTACCCAATGCCAACGGCTCGCGACTTCGCAGGCGGTCAAGTTTGGTTTAGAAAAGGATTAACGGTTTTAATTCCGTGGCGACCTCCAGCGGGTTTAATGGACAAAGATCAGAATATATACGCAGAAAATGAAGTACACTTAAAAGTGGCTAAAAGCAAACCAAAAGGAGTTTCAAAAAACGGAATTTATAAACTATTTTTGGACGTTGAAAAATATCAATATTACATGAAAGATATTTTTGAGAATAAAATTTACGCTGAAAGAAATAAAGACGTGAAAATTTCAAATCAATTTCCAGCAAAGCAACCGGAGTTTATGTTAAGCACCTTAGAAAAGAAAATAAACGAAATGAATAATAATTTACCTTTTTAAAAAATAAATATGTCACTCGAAATGATTAAAAGAAAAGCCGGTTTAAACGTACTTTATTACAGGCTAAAAAACTCGATTGAAGAGATTGAAGAGAAACACCCAGAACGATCCGATTTATTAGAACCAATGCGCGAAAGTTTAAACGAGGTTGCTGAATCAATTCAATACTTTACACATTGCGAGAATGTAACGCGCGCCACAAATAGCAGAAACCACGATTTACAGTTGGAAAATATAAAGTTGAAACAGGAAAATAAAAGTCTGAATGAACATATCGGAAATTTATTAAATGGATTATGAAAATACTTAATTTATACGCTTGTTTAGGCGGTAACCGTTACAAATGGGACGAAGTCGCGGATATACAAGTAACTGCGGTTGAATTAGATCCTGAAACGGCACGTTTATACAAAGAACGTTTTCCAAATGATATGGTAATAATTGCAGATGCGCACGAATATTTGTTAAACCATTACAAAGAATTTGATTTTATTTGGAGTTCGCCACCGTGTCCAAGTCATAGTAAAATTCGAATAACTCAAAAAACAAGAGAAAAATTTACGCCATTATATCCAGATATGAAATTATACGAAGAAATTATTTTTTTAGATAATTATTTCGACGGTAAATATTGCGTTGAAAATGTTACACCTTATTACGAACCATTAATAGCTGCAAAAAAAAGAGGACGGCACCTGTATTGGACAAATTTTAATCTACCAACAGATTTAAAAGAAAGAAAATTAGACGGTATTTTATGTTCGATGGAAAATGAAATAAATGTACTTTCGGAATTTCACGATTATGATTTTAAAAAATATAAAGGTGAACAACGACTCGATAAAATGGCACGAAATCTTGTAGACTATGAAGCTGGAAAAACAATTTTAGAAACGGCTTTAAATATCGTTAGAAAATCAGACCTTAAACAAATATCAATATTCGATCAAATATGAAAGCGCGAAAATGTAAGTATTGCAAAAACAGTTTTGAACCGATTGCATTCCTGCAAAAAAATTGTTTTGATCCTAATTGCGTAACTGAATGGATCCAAGAAACAAAACAAAAAACGTGGCAAAAGAAAAAAGCGAAGTTAAAAGCGGATTTAATGACTTTAAGCGACTATACAAAAATTCTTCAACAATTAGTAAACAAATACGTTAGGATGCGCGATATTGGAAAACCTTGTATTTCATGTGAAAAAACTATTACAGGCAAAACAGATGCGGGACATTTATTTTCAGTTGGTAATTATCCAAGTGTACGTTTTGATTTACGTAATTTGGCAGCACAATGTATTACATGTAACCAATTTAACGGCGGTAATATTCATGAATACAGGAAAAATTTAATTAAGAAAATTGGAATTTCCGATTTTGAAGATTTAGAACGTAAAGCACACGAAAGTCGTAAATATTCAATTCCAGAAATAAAAGAAATAATTGAAGAATTTAAACAAAAAATAAAAAATATTGAAAATAATTAGTATTTTTGTTATGTAGAGTTACGGCTACAAGTAAAAATTTATTGAAGTCCTTAATCTGAGTAGAGCCCGTAACCTTGAAAAGATTAAGGCTTTTTTATTATATGGAAATTTGGAAAAATGTAATTGGATATGAAGGGTTATATCAAGTTAGTAATTTAGGTAGAGTAAAATCATTATCTAAAGAAAAAACAAGAAAAAGTAAATTTGGAAATTATTACACTAATATAACAAAAGAAATAATATTGAAAAATGTTAAAAGAAAGGATAGATATGATTGTGTTGTATTAGTTAAAAATGGTATAAAAAAAACTGTCAATGTTCACAGAATTGAATTAATTGCTTTTAACCTAAATATTGATTTTAAAAAACTTCAGGTTAACCATATTGATGGAAATAAAACAAATAATAATTTATCTAATTTAGAATGGACAACACCTGGAGAAAATACAAGACACGCACATAAAAATAATTTGTGTCAAAAAGGAATAACACACCACGCTTCAAAACAAATAATTTGCACGAAAACAAATATTATTTATGAATCAATAACAGATGCAAAAAACAAATTAAAAATTCATAATATAGGCGCTATGTTAAATGGAAATCGAGCAAATAAAACAACCTTAAAATTTATTAAATTATGAGTATTACAAACTTTGAAAATTACACCGCTGAATTAACGGACCAGGAATTGGAAATTTTACCGATTGTTATTCATGGATTCCGAGCGTATAAAAAGAACAACCCGATTAAAGCTGAATTGATTGTAAATCGAATGAATGAATATCTAAAAAATAACGGGTATAAAATAAGATTAACACAACCGAGATTAAGAAAGTTAGTTAACTACATTCGTTCAAATAGCTTATTACCGTTAATTGCAACGTCACACGGCTATTTTACTACTGATTGTAAGTTAACTATTCAGGAACAAATTAAAAGCCTAATGGAGCGCGCTAACTCGATTGATCGTTGCGCACAGGGTTTAAAAAACTTTTTGTAATATTTTTTTAAAAATTAGGTTTATATTAAAAAATTATATTACATTTGTAAACAATTTAAAAAACAAGTATGAAAAATCTATTTAAAAATTTGGCTGCATTCCAACAGGAAATAAAAGTCATTCACAAAAGTTCAACAGGTTACGCGAACCAATACAAATTTGCGGATCTACCTAAAATCTTTGAAGCTATTAATCCATTAATGCAAAAACATGGATTAGGATTTACGCAACTGATTAACACGCACGAAAATCAAAATTATTTAGTTACAATGGTATTTGATGTTGAAAGCGGCGAAACGCTCGAAAGTTCGACAATGATTCCAAACGTTCAGCTAATGAAAATGAATGAATACCAATGTTTCGGTAGTGGCGTTTCTTATTTTCGTAGGTACTGTTTAAGCTCGATTTTGGGCTTAGTGACCGACTTAGATAATGACGCAAGCGGATCGCAAGTTTTGGATTCAAAAAGATTTAAAGCGGCGGTTACTGAAATACAAAACGGAAATTTTACACGCGCTAACCTTGAAGCTCGATTTGAATTAACAAAAGAACAAATTAATTTCTTAGATGAAAATGGAATCTAAGATAGTTTTATTCGATGCGGATAGCCTTATTTACCAATCGGTTTATAAGGTTGTCGACTTCGCCGAAATACGCGGAATGTACAAAGCAAAGAAACAACGCTTTGAAATTGAAATGGAAATTTTACAGCGCGGTTACGATCGTTTTGAAAAACTAACTTTTGATATTTTAAACGAAATCGGTGAACATTTTAATGTAGAAAAAACAAATTACTTTTTTACCAAATGCAGAAATAATTTTAGAAAACAAATCGATCCACAATACAAAGCAAATAGAACCAAAAGAAATAAGTGGGTAAATGAGTTACGCGACTATTTGTTGGAATATTGGGAAAATTCATTCGCTCATGACGAATACGAAGCGGATGACTTAATTTATTACAATTCTGAATTAATGGACGTGAACGATTATATCGTTTGTTCCATCGACAAAGATTTAAAACAAATTGAAGGTTTACATTTTGATTATTACCAGCTAAAAAAATACGACGAAAACGGGGAAATATTCAAAGTTCGTAAAGGATTTAAAAACATGACAAAAACCGATTGTGAAAATTTATTGTGTGAACTGTTTTTAGTTGGGGACACGAGCGACAATATAAAAGGCGTAAAAGGAATTGGAGAAGTAAAAGCAAAAAAAATAATTTACTCAAAGAATTCAACCTACGGAAAATTCAGGGCTATTTGCGAAGCCTACAAAACGGAATCGGAGTTTTGGAAAGAAAAATTACGAATGAATTACAAACTATTAAAATTTAATTAAATGACACCAAAAGAGAAAGCAAAACAATTAGTTGATTCATTTTATCAATTATTCCCATTAGATAAAGATGTTAATATTACAGATGGTGAATTGAACTGGAAATACAATGATTGGAATCAATCTAAAAAAGCGGCATTAATTGCAGTTGAAGAAATGTTAGACTTTAGAAATGGTTTATATATAAATGAAGATAGTTTAGCGCACCAGTATTTAATTGAAGTAAAACACGAAATAGAACAGCTATGAACCCAGAAGTTAACGAAGAGATAAAAGATTTAAAGAACCAAATTAAGGAGTTACGAGGCGTTTTAAGCTATATAATTGAGAATATAGACAATAACACGCCGTTGCATAGTAATTCGCTTATAATCAAAATTTGTAGGGAAGAGTTAAAAACAAATAAGTAAAATAAAAATGGAAACAGAAATAATAAAAATAATTTTAGATAAATACGAAGATGCAATATCTACGTACACTAAATTTAAAGAAAGAATAGAACGCCACGAAAACGAATTAAGGGCTTCAAATCAAATAATACAATCTTTAAAAGCTGATAAAGAATTTTTAAAAGCACAAATAGAAGAATTAAAAATAAATAAATAAATAATAAAATGATTGAAATAAAAATAGATAAAGTAAAAAATAAATTTGGTAAAGAAATTTTATTAAGAAGTATAAAATGTAACGAAATATTTAATAAATTACCTGAAGAAGAACAAATTGCTTGGATACTTATAAGTAATTGTATGTTAAATCTAAACATGACGTTAGATCAAGTAAAACAACAATTTATTGAAAAAAAAATGTATAATAATAAAGTAGAAAAAACAATAAATAACGTTTATAATTTATACCTTAAAGATGTTATTTTAGAATATCGAATAAACAAACCAGTAAAAAATGATAGTATTAAAATTAGGGTAACAACTGAAGAAAAAAGAACTCTTGAAATAGAATCTAAAAAATTGAATATCTCAATTAGCGACATGATAAGAGATCATATAATCTAATAAATAAATAAATAACAATGCAAGAAAAAAGAAAAGAAGAAATAACGAACGAAATACAAAGGCGTTTAAGTGAATGGTTAAAATATTCAACTTTTGAAGAATTTACCGTTCAAGGTAGTTTTATGAGATTTGAAATGGCAATAGGATTAAACGGTTACGTGTTTGTAAAAGAAGAGTGGATGAAAAATAAAAAATTTAATAAATTTATAACTGACACAGAATTTTATTCAGATGAATACAATAAAATAATAAATAACATATTTCAATTAAACTTAAATAAATAAAAATGGATCAAAAAAACAATGCAGGAGTGTTATTTAAAAACCAACACAAAACAACTGATAAACAACCCGACTACAAAGGGGACGCGATTATAAACGGGGAACCGAAACAAATTAGCGCATGGATTAACACCAGCGCAAAAGGATTAAAGTACATGAGTTTAACATTCCAGGAACCACGCGAACAAACTGAATTTAAAACCGAAGTTAAAACCCAACCTTTGCCACCAATAGTAAAAAACGATTTACCTTTCTAAAATGAATGAAACAAAAATAATAGCAAACAGCGACGAAATAATTCGTAAAAAATTACGTCAATATTTAACTAAATCTGGATTAACTTTAAACGCGTTTTGTATGGATGCTAAATTACATCAATCAAATATTCACGTATTTTTAAACGGAAAATCTGTAACAAGTCGAACTATTCAACGGATAGCAACCTATTTAAACAAAAAAGGAGTATGAATTTTTTACTAAAAATATTACAGGATATTGAAGGCCGTTATTTTACGCCAAAAGAAATACTTGAAAAGATTAAAAAATAGGTTCTGGTAAATCTAAAAGCGTGGAACCTAAAAAATTTCACGTTTTTTTTTTAAAAAGTATTGTTTATTAAAAAAGTTATATTATTTTTGATGAAATTATTAATTAAAGCAATATGAAAACAGTAGAATTTAAAAACAGAAATTTTAAGATCGTAAATTTAGAATTTTGCGATAACGATGTTTATTTTAATATCGAAATAGGATCTAAGCAAATGAATTTTACGGGCGAAGTATCTTTCAATATTACGTTAGATTGTGGCGAACACGTAATTGATAGCGTAGATTTAAGATTGGATGAGTACGATTGGGAACACGTATTTAAAAGCGGATTTTTAAACCAGCGTAACAGAAAATTAATTTGTGAAGCGATTGAGGAAATTGTTAAAAACGAACCTGAATTATGCGGTTTTGATATGGAAGTTTGGGAAAATGATTTACTGGAATGGCATGAAGATTTAAACTACCAAATTAAACGCGAACAATGTTATTAAAAAATATTGCTATTTCAATTTGGTTTATTTACGTAATTGGAATAGCTTTTTTATTAATTTGGTATTACAAAA